AGCTGAAGGCAACCTGGTCGAATTTCTGCTGCTGGTCGCGGGACAGGGTCGCCCGGAGGCTGGACACGCGCTGATCCAGATCGCCCAGCAGTGCCTCATTCGCCTGCAGCGCGTTCTTGCCCTGGTACTTCGCGATGCCATCCGGATTGCCCGGGTTGAACGCATTGCCCTCCCAGTTTGAAAGCTCCAGACGGGCGTCCATGACGGCGGTCAGGTCTGCGCTGTCCTTCTGCCGCTGGAACAGGTCGGCCGCCGCTTGGCCAACGGCACCTGCGGTACGGCTGAGCGGCGACAGGTCGACCTGTGCGGTGTTGCGGACCTGCGGACCCAGCTGGGCCTCGACCTGCGGGCCGCTAGTGCGGGGGATCAGGGTCGCCATGTCACAGCCCCCAGCCGCGCGAGATGCGCGCGTTGTTGCGCATGGTGATGGCGTTGGCCTGCCCGGACAGGTTGCCACTGACGCCTCCAGCGCCGGCGCCACCCATGCCTCCAAAACCCATGCTGGCCGCACTGGCGAGCGATCCCAGGATCGTGCCGGTCGCCTGCGCGTTGCCGCTCCAGCGCGCCAGCTCTCCCTGCGTGCGCTGGTTCTGGGCCTGTGCGTTGAAGCCCCACGCCTGCCGCGCAGCGTTCATTCGGATGGTCTGCTGGTCGACCTCACCGAACAGCGCCGTTTCGCCCAGGATCTCCGCCGGCGTCCCGAGCGTCGGGTCGATGTTGTTGGCGGCGATCGCGGCGCGCTGCTGCCCCAGCGCAATCCGCGTGCGCCAGGCCTGCTGCTCCATCTCGCGGGTGGCCAAGGCGTTGCTGGCGTCGGCCTCTTGCTGGGCCAGCACTGCGTTGTTCTCGGCCACCTGCGCGCTGGCCTGGCCCTGCTTGCGCTGGACATCGGCCTGATACGCGCCGGTGACGAGCGTTGTCGCCAAAAGGGCGATGGCGGGATTGCACACGTTATGCGCTCCAGTAGAACGGGAGGAAAGGGGCGCTGTCCGGTCCGACCGGCACCGGCGCGAGGAAGTGGAAGCCCAACCAATGCAGCCAGCGCTGGGCGGCCTCGTTGCGCTGGTCGACCACGTTGAACAGCATTGAGGGGAACGCCTGCTGCATCCTGGCCAGGGCCGGTCGCGACAGGCGCAGCAGTTCCTTCTGGACCGCAAGGGGGTTCAGGCCAGTCGAGCCCACCATCCAGGGCGTGCCGATGCCGCCGAGAATCGAGTATGGCGTGGCGCCGAACATGCACACGGGCACACCGCGCACCACCGCGGTCCACGCTTCGGCGCTCCCGGCCAGGCCGCGCTGCAGGGCCTCGGCGGGCGTGGTGCGAGCGCATGCCCACAGTTCCGCTACGTCTGCCGGCCGTGCCGCCGATGCGATCGCCTCGATGTGGCCGGCCTCTGCCGGCACCAGCTCTGCGGTGATCTTCATCAGGACGCCACTACCTGTGGCATCAGAGACAGGATCTCCATCGGCAGCGGGTCGTCGCTGATGATGTGGAAGTGACCACTGTCCACGCCCCACCGGCAGGACATGTTCTTCGTCAGGATGCCGGTGTACGCACCCGTGGGCTCGTCGTAGCTCTCGAACTCCCGCTGTGCGATGGGATCCAGCGTGTCCAGCGTGGTGCCGACGTAGACGCCGCGGGTATTGCGCACCAACAGTGCTACCTCGAAGGCGAGTTTCTTCATCGGCCGCAGCGGGTCGCCACCGTTGGCATTCACCTCCAGCGTCTCGATGTGGGCGGTGTATGGCAGGCCGATGTGCACCACGCCGCCCGGGCGCTGCAGCTGCACCTTGCCGTCGACCACCTGCAGATCCTTCTGCACGTTGCCGTCGACCAGGGCCACCACGGCTTTGCCCTCCAGATGGCCCATGCCGGCGATCGCCGAGCGCTGGTAGGTCCAGTCCTGCACAGTCACGCCGCGCAGCGCCAGCGGCACTGAGCCGATCGATTCCACCGTCGCGACAGTGGGCGACACCACAGTCATGACCCGCACGCGCACGTGTTCATCGCCAGCTACCAGCTGCAGAATGTTGCCCACGTCCCCCGCTCCACTGAAGATTGCCGCGCCGGTCGTGGCCGTGATCACTGCGCCCTCGTTCCACCCATCGGTGCTGGTCAGGGTCATCGACGAGCCGTTCGGGCGCCGGCCGTCGTAGGTCAGCAGGCTGTCTGCATACTTCCAGTCGAGTGGATCGTCGTACCGGGTCGGCGCCATCTGCTCCACGTACTGGACCCATTCGCCGTTGATGAGGCGGCGCACCAGCAGGTAGACCTCGGTTTCGATCTCGCCAGGTAGGCAACAGACGTCCAGCACCTGGCCGTCGGTTTCGTGTGGATGCCAACCGGTGACCTCCTGCTCGGGCATGTACGTGCAGCCGATCAGCACACCGTCCGTGCGTGGCATCCACAGGATCGGCCAGGGTGCCGTGCTGTACTCGATGCCGCGGAACGTGTAGCCCTGCACCAGGTGGTCGGCCCAGATGCTGATCTCGTTGCCGCGGAAACCGTCCTTCTCGAACTGGTAAGCCAGATCGCGCACACGCTGGCCCTGCGCCTGCAGGAACACCGCCGACTCGCCCAGCACCCGCGCCTGCAGGTCGCCGGTGCCATACGCGGACTGCGGCTTGATGCCGATGGTGCTGGGCGTCACAACTGAATCCTGCCCGCCGGTGACCTTCCACTCGCCGCCAGTCGTCAGCACCAGCAGGCTGTCCAGCGGAACCAGGTCGCGAATCGCATTCACCTGGCGCGCGTTGATCGTGAACGACACCGCGTCGCTGTCGACGATCGGCGAGCTGCGGCCGAAGTTGGGGTAATCGCCGATGTTCGACGCCCACACGGTCTGCGGATCGCCAGGGCTGCCGGCGAACCACAGGCGGTCGCCAAAGAACTCGACCTCGCCGGGGTAGCCGTAGCGATACGACCATGCGCCGACAGCCCAGACGTCGGTGCCACCGACAGCGCCGGCCGCGTACTGCGTCACCACGATGTTGTTGGTGCCGGTCGGCGGTGCCTCGTAGAAGTTGATCAGGTCCGCGCCGGGATCGATCGTCCAGCCCTGTGCCATTACTGCGCCTCCTGCGCGACGTTGCCGCCGCGACCGATACCGCCACCACTGGTGCCGCCAGTGCCGCTGCCACCCGGGTAGTACGGATTGGATTGAACCGGCACGCCGTCGATCTTGACCTGGTAGTCCAGGTAGCTGCTGCTGGTCGCGCCAGGGATGGAGAACTGTTTCGTGGTGCCGTCGCCGTTGAACGTCCACGGACCGGCCACCGGCGGTGGAACGTTGCCCACGATGCTGTCGGGGATCCGCTCGATCACCGTGGCGGTGACCTCGAACGGGCTGGTGAACGCGGTGATCTTCATGATCCCGAACCCGCCGTGCACGTATTCCCATTCGACCCCGACGGCGTAGTCGTTGACGTTGTCGAACTTCACGTCCTGCGGCCCATCGAATGCACGGCCGCTGTCGTGTACGGGGCGCACGCTGCCGCAGACGTAGTACGGCGTCCCAGCCAGGCCGGTCAACACGGGGATGCTCACGCAGCGGTAAACCTTCTGGTCACTCCGGCGAAGTGCGCCCAGCGGCACCTTCTTCTCCGCCGCTACCCACGGCTTCACCGAGCGCAGTTCCTTTTCCTCGGCGTACAGCAGCGAGCCGACCATCTCCGCGGTGAAGGTCGGGACGTTGGTGGTCACGGTCACCACGCCCTGGGTACCGGAAACCGCCAGCAGCGCGGCCTCGTCGTTGTTGAACGGGCGGAATGGGCCACGCCGGTACTCGAAGTCGCGCAGTTCGAACTGGTCGACGGCAACGCGGCGCAGCTCCTTCGGCGGGATCCACGGGTGCACCAGAAACAGCACGTCAGCCGACTGCGTGTGTCGCACCTTGTAGATGTCCTCGCCGGTGTATGGCGTGGCCACCTCGACGATCTCCCCTGCCCCGTTGCGCAGTAGCGCGCCGCCTACCCAGAACCGCATGTAACCGTCGCCCATCTCGATCGCATACTTGACCGTGGTCGAGTAGATGAACGGGATGAAGCGCGTGGCGCGTTCGTTGTGCTTGGCGCCGCCGCGGAACAGATAGCCCGGACGCTTCTCAGCGCCACCGGTGGGCTTGGTGATGACGTTGCGGCAGGTCTTCAGGCTGATGGCGTAGCGCACCATGTCGACGCGACCCTGGAGCCCGGGCGAAAGCTCACCGCCGGACATGCTCGGTTGCAGCAGACGTGCCATGGTCAGGCCCTCGCCATCTGGGCCATGGACGGCTGCCGCTCGTCCTCGTCGGCCTCGTTGAAGTCATGCGCCGCGGCCTGGCTGAGCGCGAGCTGGTACAGCTGCTTCAGGCCGGATTTGTTGGAGAACCCATTGGCCCCGATGATCGCCGGCGCGCCTTCCTCGGCCAGCTTGCAGGCCAGCGCATCCACGAAGTGCGCCGGGTAGCGCTCCGGGTCTTCCACGCGGGCGACGTAGATCAGATAGGCCTCGGCCCGGTCGCACAGCAGCGACGTGCCATCCGTGCCCATCGCCTGCTCGAACTGGATGCCGTGGCACTGGCGAAACTGCGGCTCACACCAGCGCGACAGTCGGCGTCCAGCGCGCATGCCCTGGTCGTCTGA